GGATAAGTGCTTTTATCCTTTGTAATCCTTTATAAATTTTTGTAGTGCCTCAACATCGGCTGTTAGATAACGATCTCTTGTTCTTTTCCATACATCAAGATCTCGTTCAATGATATTCATCTCTTTTCTTATTCTCTTCCCGGTATGATCGTCGATCATTTTCTTTGATTGAATCTGCACATGGGGAAGTACATATGCCCTTCCTAATCTTACTGCTAATTTTGTTAACCAATTATCTATATGCCAATGCCAAAACTGTGGAGGCAAGAAATATCCAACTGTATTAATCCAGTTTTTATGCAACACAAAGTGAGCGGCGCCTATCGGGGAAGGATGTGTTTCTATCTTGTATGGCTTATCTGTGGGTACCTTATTTTTGATCCATCTTCTTTTGTCACTGCCTGTCATATCTCTTGGACACACATACAAAATTTTATCTTTATATTCATAATTTTCAAAAAAATCAATTATGTGTTGATCCCAGTTTGTAGTTAAAAATTGTGCATCATCACCGACTAGCATACAATAATCATGCCTGGCAAGTGTAGACAAGTAGTTCCAACTGAAACAACTGCTTTGGTCCGGACCGATTATATAAACATTTTCAGGAAGTAATTGTTTGTATTTTTCAATTGTCGGATCGTTGTCATTTAGATAAAACTTGACTTCTACATCTGTTTTTTTCGTACCATTGATAGTATCAAGCAGACGTTTTGCCAGTTCTGGCCTATGACGTGAAGGAACTAATACAGAGATCATATTAATTCCGCAGTTGGAAAGTATCGTATAAACTTGTCGTTCTTACTATTCCTTACTGCCTTAATTCTTAATTTTATTTCATCAAAAAAGTTCCAGGCCAATGGGACAAATGTAATAGCGTCGTCATCTGAAATTGTTGTTAAACTATCTATAGATTTTATAGGAATATGTTGGCCAGGAGTAAATTTGCCTTGTTTTAATTTGTTGTCATCTATTATAAAATCCAAGGGCCTATCTATAAAATTAAGAAATGTATTGCCTTTTGCGGCCGCACCATATCCTATCAAATGTGTGCCTTTTCTTTCTCCAAGCAAATTTAAGTAATCCTCTTTTACTTTTAGTATATTTTTGGCCCATGCATGATAGTTTGCCATAGAGTTAATAGAACTTTCGTCATGCAAAAATTGTTCTAACGTTTCGTTATTTTTATTATTCGATATGACAAAAATATAACTGACACCGTGTATAGGATTTTTAATAATATCCGTAATTTGAAGTCCTACTGACTCTACCAATGTACTCATGCTTTTAGCACAATAAAAGTTTATGTGTTCATGATAGATTGTATCAAACTCATTATTTTTAACCATGTCTGCCTGACTAGTCTGTATAAAAATAAATCCGTCGTCGTGTAAAATTTTTTTGATGTTTTCTAAGAATGCTCTTGGATTTGGTTGATGAGCAAAACTATTCTGCATCACTACCATATCGAATTTGGTTCCAAAATCTATTTTATCGCTAAAATAATCATTAATCACTTTGTGATTTGACTTTGAATACTCATAAAGATTTTTTGCTGGATCTATTCCGTATGTTTCTACACCTTTATCTTTAAAGATGTCCAGTTGTGTCCCGTCATTACACCCAATATCTAAAACGTTTTTACATGCTTTAGAATAATATTTCAATGCTGTATCCGAGAACCAATCCATGTATTTCTTATAAGTGTCCGTGGTACCACTTCTATACAAATATGTTTCGTACATTAATGGCAAACTTACAGCATGTGATAGTTGTAAATGGGAACATTTTTCACACGCATTAACTTTAAGGGGGAAAGTTTTTTCTTCTTGTACACTATCTAAAAAGCCATTTGCCAGGGGTTGATCTCCTAAATCAACAACATGTGACACTGTGTTATCGCACACTACACAATTTTTAAGAGTTACGCAACCATCTATCATTTGCCAATGTCCAATCTACAGTTTCTTTAATTCTTTCCGACAACTTAATTCTAGGTTCCCAACCCAACTGTTTTAACAAATCTCCACTTAATGCATAGCGTAAGTCATGTCCTGGCCTCGATGTATGGAAATCAACCATTTCGTAATTTAATGGTTTGCCTACGGAATCTGAAATCATTTGTGCTAGTTTAAGATTATCTATTTCCTCGGTGCCAACTAAATTGAACTTTGGACATTTTGCCCAGCCAAAATCTCCTTTGTGTGTGTAATTTTCTAAATTCAAAATGAACATCAAGCCTTCTGCTACATCACTTGCGTGAATATACATTCTCGAACCTGCTTGGGTTTTGCTAGAGTCTGCATGTATTGTAACTTTATCTCCGTCTCTTACTCTCTGAATGGTACCGGGAATAAACTTTTCTGGATGTTGCCTTTGGCCAAACACATTCATAGTATGGGTTATGTATATTGGCATTTTATAGGTATTTTCATATGCTACACAAAATTCCTCAGCCGCGGCCTTACTTGCACTATAAGGGTTTGTCGAATTGTACCTATCATATTCCTTATAAGATACTCCGGGAGGTGCAACACCAAAAATTTCATCAGTGCTGAAGTAAACAAATTTTTTCAGACTTGGTAATTGTTTCGCCCAATTTAATAAATTGACAGTACCAATCACATTATCCTGAACAAACTCCATAGGATGTGTAATAGACCTATCTACATGACTTCCTGCCGCCAAGTGTAGCACAATATCAATTTCGCCTATGTCTGCACGTATTTGGCTGTTTAAAGCCGCCTTTAGATCGTGAAATACTGTTCTATGTCTTCTACGATTTTCAGGTGTATGCTCTTTTAAAATGTCATGCAGGCGATTTAAATTACCAGACTCATCTAATCTGTCCAATGTGGTAATATGCCAATCGGTAGTTTTTAAAATATGATCTATGACGTGGTGTGCAATAAAACCAGCACCGCCTGTAATTAAAACTTTCATGTGCGGTATTTAATTTAGGTTAGGCACGGTGGAAAACTTTATCTGGCCAATGGCTCATCAAAACTTTAAACCCCAAAGTTTCCAAAAATTTTTCTATCGCCATGTTGTTGCTTCCATACTTCTTTGTATTGTTGTTCAGTTCGATCATTAGGTACTTTGTATTTTTTAATGTTTCACTAGCACCTTTCAATACTTCCATTTCGTACCCTTCAACATCTATCTTTATAAGATCTATATCATCCATTCCGAGGCTATCAACGGATATCATAGGTATTGCTCCTTCGCCGATTACCCTTTTACTTTGAGTAAAATTGTCTTCCGAAAGCGATACCATTTTGTCCTCTTGCCCTACTGCCAACTGATGTGTCTCAACGTCTTCTGGTACATTTTTAACCAAACACTCATAATGCAAAGCATCCGGTTCGAAGGCCACAACCCTGCCACAATATTTGTTCATCGCCATGCTCCATGTTCCGACCCATGCACCTATATCTAATATATGATTAAATTTTTTATTATTGTTCTCACAATAGTCTATGAATTTTTGCAAACATTTATTTTGGGTAAAAGGCTGTCCTGCCTTCCAATCTTCTATGTGTATATCGTTTGCTGGCACAAAGAATCCGTTTACTTTCTCTATTTTCATAACTTTTTTATCCTAAGTGCGACACCGTTCTGTCTTTTGTGTAACTTGTCTTGCATTGGTTGTGTCCAGTGTCCTATAAACTTGCCCCTTGAACACGTGTTGCATATCAAATCCTTCTTTGCTTCATTATACTCTGTTGCGTATATAATGTCATGTTCTTTTTGTAGGTTTTGCCATACAGTTTCTATACCCAGTTCAAACACATTTCCATAGTTAGTTTTTCCTTCAGCATCATCACAACACAAAACCGCTTGTCCATCGACTAAAATTTCCATTTGTCTTAAAATACGTCCACCGCCCATTGCACATCCTTGCATATAATTATTTTCATTAATCACCACATTGTAAGGTTTGGTCCAACTGCCGTCGCCGTCTCCCATTCTATTTTCAACCCAATTAGTTTTGCTTTTTACTTTACCAAGTATTGCGGAACTATATTCCTGTATAACGCTCTGTGGTGCGTTCTTACTCTGATCCTTATGCTTAATACCAATACGGATCCTACGTGACAAAGCCGGATAGTTTTCTTTCACAAAACGCAGACCATCCAAAGTTTTTTGTTTTTTGACTTTCATAAACTCCCAAAGTTCTTCTGCTGTGTGTCCTATTACGCTCATGTGTATGGGTCCAATCACATGTTCATATCTATTAAGTATTTCGCATTGTTTTTTAGTAAAAGACACACCGTTGGTGGTTATTCCAACATGTATTTTGTGCTCATCACAAAGATGAAGAATGTATTCTAAATCAGGCTGTACTAATGGATCGGAGTACCTCCATGGATTGATACCACACGAATAATCTTTCATTCCATATTTTTTAATCAATGAACCATAATCATCTAATAGTAATTTCAACTGTTCTCGAGTCATACGCTTTCCGTGATATGTTTTGTCTTCACTCAATGTTGTGTAAGGACAGCAAAAACATTTTGCATTACAAAGATTAATAGGCTCGAATGCTATGAATGTTGGCATGGGTATCTTTGCGTACTTCATGCCTTTACCATTAGATAATCACTTTTAAACATGTCATCTATACCTTTCAATTCATAACCCCACTTTTGTAAAAGTTCTACACAATCTATGTTGCCTTTGTTTTGTTCTACAATTATTACTGGAAAATATTTTTTTATTGTTTTTTCACTTCCTTTTATTGCCCGTAATTCGTATCCTTCAATATCATACTTGATGAATCCAACATTATCATATTCAAAACTGTCTATGGTTTTAATAGGTACCTTGATATTTCCCCTATCTTTGATTCTTCCAACACGATCACTACTAGTGAATGAATGTCCTACTCTTTCCCCAATACCACAAACTGTGTAAGTAAATTTTCTATTGTCTT